ATAACTTAACAAACATTAAGTTTCCTAATAAACTTATTCCAAAAAATACATTGAGGAGAAATATCATGGGAGATATTTTAAAAGAAGCTATCGCTGATGCTAAGGCAGTTAGAGAAACTGCATTAGAAAACGCTAAAATGGCTTTAGAAGAAGCATTCACACCTCAAATCAAATCTATGCTTTCGGCTAAACTAAAAGAGGATGAACTTGAAGAAGGTGATCCAGTAGTTGAAGACGAAGAAGTGGGTGATGATGATGAAGGTGATGCTGAAGAAGGTTATCACGAAGATGACGAAGTAGGTGATGAAGATGAAGTAGAAGTTCCTGCTGAAGATGCACATGTTGATGATGCTGAAGAAGGTGAACACGAAGAAGGTGCTCACGATGATGAAGCTGAAGAAGGTGCTCACGAAGGTGAAGATGATGAAGAAGTTGATGAATCTAATTTAGATTTAGAAGCTATCATCAAAGAACTTGAAGCTGAATTAACAGAAGATGAAGACGAAGACGAAGAAGTTGAAGAGTCTACTGAAGCTGTTGAAGAATCTGATGAACCTGTTGAAGAATCTACAGAAGAAACTGTTGAAGAAGAGTATGAAATTGACGAAGCTGCACTTACAGAAGACGAAGACGAAGACGAGAAAGAAGTTGAAGAGTCTAATACTTCTGCTATTGAAGCTGAATTAAAAGAGTACAAAGAAGCAGTTCATTTCTTAAAAGATAAACTTCACGAAGTGAATATTCTGAATGCTAAATTATTGTTTACAAATAAGCTTTTTAAATCTTATTCATTAGACAATAACCAAAAACTAAAAGTGGTTGAAACTTTTGACAGAGCTCAAACTACAAGAGAGATTAAACTTGTTTATTCTACACTTGCAGAACAGTTTGGTGATAATAATTCAATCGTAACAAAAAAATCAATAAGTGAATCGGCTAGTGCTCCTGTTCAGTCAACTAAACCATCTAAAGAATCTCGTAAAGTGATTTCTGAAGAGACACAAGTTGCTAACAGGTTTAAAAAACTTGCTGGATTACTTTAACAATATAGGAGATAATAATCATGAGTGATTATGTAAATGACGCCTTATTAGGCGCAAGTCCTTACAAAAAACAAGCTGATGAATCAAAAGCTCTCGTTGCAAAATGGGATAAGACTGGTTTATTAGATGGTTTAAATGAGGATTTTCAAAGATCTGGAATGGCTACAATGCTTGAAAACCAAGCAAAACAGTTAATTTCAGAAAATAGTGGAACTGGTGGTACTGCTGGTGGTTCTACAAATGGTGCTAGTTCAGAAGAATGGTCTGGTGTTGCACTTCCGTTAGTTCGTAGAATTTTCGGTGAGATTGCAGCTCAAGACTTTGTATCTGTACAACCAATGAACTTACCATCTGGTCTAGTATTTTACTTAGACTTTAAATATGGTAAAACAACTGCTGGTTCAGAAGCTGAAGGTTTCGGAGCATCAAGTGCTACAGGATTTGCTGTACCTGGTGGTTCTGTAAAATCAATTGGTGGTAAAACTGGTCCAAGTTCACCTGGTGGACAAGGTGATCAAGTTGCTCCATTTGGTGTTGGTGGTTTGTATGGTGAAGGTAGATATGATTATTCAATCAATTCTGCATTATCTGATGAATTAACACTAGGTAGTGCATTAGGTAGTGATGGATATACAACTGGTTCAGTTTCATATAAAGATATTAACTTTAATCAAGAGTTTTCATCTTCATTAGACGGACTTAAAAAAATAACTGTTGGTACAGGTGATTTAGATTCATTAGATAAAAAAGCTGTTCGTGCATTTAATATTACTGGTTCTGCTGGATTTACTTCAGCTGAAGCTGCATCTATTAAAGTGTTTCCTCAGTTTACAACACATGATGAATCAGCTGATTCAATAGCGTTTATTGTATCTGGTTCAGTTGCTGGTATAAAAAGTTTATTAGCAGCTAATAAACTTAAAGTTGTTTATTCTAAACAACCTATAGAATCTGCTAGAGGTGATTTTGAAGATACAACTGGTGATGCTACAAGTGATACTTTAGCAATACCTGAAGTTGACTTACAATTACAAAGTTCAGCTATCGTTGCGAAAACAAGAAAACTAAAAGCTGTATGGTCTCCTGAGTTAGCTCAAGACTTGAATGCTTATCATTCTGTTGACGCTGAAGCTGAATTAACATCTATGTTAAGTGAGTATATTTCAATGGAAATTGATTTAGAAATCTTAGATATGTTAATTTCAGATGCTGCTACAACTGATTATTGGTCTACCACTCCTGGTGAAGACTATGATGGTTCTGGTACTTCTGAAGCTAATTGGAACATTACAACATTCTACGGAACAAGATATGAATGGTATCAAACTCTATTGGGTAAAATCCAAAAGGTTTCTAACGAAATCCAAAGATTAACTCTTAGAGGTGGTGCTAACTTCGTAGTTGTTTCACCGACTGTTGCTACTATCTTGGAATCAATTCCTGGATATTCAGTAAGTACAGATGGAAATAAATCTCAGTTCGCTGCTGGTGTTCAAGTTGCAGGAAGTCTACAAAATAGATTTACTGTTTATAAGAACCCATATATGACTGAAAATACAATACTTGTTGGTTTCAGAGGAAGTAACTTCCTTGAAACAGGTGCTGTATATTCTCCATATGTACCACTAATCATGACTCCATTAGTATATGATCCAAGTGACTTCACACCAAGAAAAGGTGTAATGACACGATATGCTAAGAAAATGATTAGACCTGAGTTCTATGGTAAAATCCATTGTAAAGACTTAAACTTAGTATAAGTTAACTCTTTATAAACTTAGTTGAAAAGCCCCCTGTTTTTTAGGGGGTTTTTCTTTTATATTTGATATTTATATAAGAATCAATGAAAGTAGTACTAACCAACATTGATTGCAGTAAACTAACAATTAATTTTAGTATAACCTAAAAAGTAGTACTAAACATTTAGGAGAAAAAAAATGGCAAAAAGAGGCTATCGTGGAAAACATCCACACAATGATATGAAAGTATCACAAAACGCAGCAAATAATAAAGCTGCTAACAATTCCAAATTAGTAAATGAATATAATAAAACTGGTGTTAAAAATAAGTATGACTATATAAAAAGTCACGAAGGATTTTATCCACAATCAACTACTACATTGACAGTAAATGGTACACAGGCTGCTGATAAAAATATAGTGATAACATCAACAGATGGAACTTCTGTAACTTATGTTGCAAAAAATTCAGAGACTGCTGGAAGTAACCAATTTAAAAGAACTGCAGACAATTCAGGTTCATTAATTAATTGTATTAATCATGCATCTGGTCATGGTGGTAAAATTCTTGCATCCTTATCGTCACATAAAAATATACTATTAACACAACTAGAGCCTGGTCCTGATGGTGATACAATTGTTAGTGGAAGTTCTCCTAATATGACAGCTAGTAATCAATCAGCTAACCAAATATCAATTAATGGAAGTTTTTCATTTTAATACTTAAATAAAAACAACTTTAAAGGGTGTGATTTTTATCTCACCCTTTTTTGTTTTCTTTGATATTTATATATGAAGAATAATACCCAATTTTGGAGAATAGTAGATGTCAAAATTTAATTTTATATATGAAGAACCAACTGTAGCTTTACAAGTTACTGGTTCTACACCGCATGGAATATACGATGCAGATTCTGAATTTCAATCTGATAGTTTAACCACTTGTAAATATGTTGCAAGTAAACTTGGACATCCAGTAATGCAACTTGAATTTAATAGTGGTTCTATATACGCTTGTTTAGAAGAAGCTGTTTCAGAATACTCACAACAAATCAATCATTACAATACAAAGAATTGGATGTGGGAACATTATGGAAATACTGATACCACCACTGGAATGAGTTCAACAGGTTCTCATCAAGCTGAAACTCCTGTGGGTGGAATGTCTTTATTTACTTTAGCAGAACAATATGGACAAGCTGTAAATGTTGGTGGAAATACCACTATGTTTACTGGTTCTATAACTTTATCATCATCAAAACAAGTTTATGATTTAACAAGTGAAGCAACTTTAGAGTCAAGTGTTACAACTACAAATCCAATGGTAGTTCAACGAGTATTCAACGAAGGTCCTGCTGCTATATCTAAATTCTATGACCCATTTGCTGGAGCATATGATAATATTGAATTATTAGATTCATTCGGTATGGGTAGTGTATCACCTGCAGTTTCATATATAATGAGACCAATATCATATGATTTAGCAAGAGCTAATGCAATCGAAACAAATGATAAAGTAAGAAAATCTGCATATTCTTTTGAATTGGTAAATAATAAAATAAGAATATTTCCCTTACCAAAAGACAGTGACGATGGGGGTAAAATATATTTTCATTATTATAGACGAGGGGATATGACAGATGTTACTCAAACTAAGACAAGTGGTAAAGTATCTGACCCATCAAATATCCCATATAAATTTATAGTTTACAGTGAAATAAATTCAATGGGTAGAAATTGGATTCGTAAATACACATTAGCATTATCTAAAGAATTATTAGGAATAATCAGAAGTAAATATGCTTCATTACCATTACCAAATGGTGAAGTCTCTATGGATGGTGAAGCTTTGAAATCAGAGGGTAGAGAAGAAAAGGCAAATCTATTAGAAGAATTAAAAGAGTTCTTTGAAGCTGTTAGTAAAAAAGAACAAGCTACTACTGAACAAGAAGTAGCTAATTCTCAACAAGAAGTATTGAATAAAGCTCCATTAAAAATATACATAGGATAAGACAATGAGTCAAACAAAACCATTTTTTATACCACAAAAAGAGTTTGATTTAATTAATCAAATGAATGAAGAATTGATTGACGAAATTGTCGGACAATCTGTTGATATTTATAAAGTGAATGTTGAAAGAACAGAAGACAATGTTTATGGTGAATCAACTGCTAAATACTATGATATAGGATTTAGAGTTAATTGTTTGATTAATTATAATGAACCTGAAGTAACTCAAGATGAGTTTGGCGCAGATACTAATTCTTCAATTGAAATGTTTTTCCAAAGAGAAAATCTATCAAGTGGTTCATTGAATTTTTATCCTGAAACTGGTGACATTGTGGATTGGAATGATTTCTATTGGGAAATTAATGGAACAACAGAACCAAAATTATTTGCAGGACACCCAAACTTTAAACACAACATTGTTGCAACAGCACATCGTTCAAGATTATCATCTTTACAAATTGAAGAGAGACCAAGATAATGATTAAATTAAAAGATATATTAACGGAAGGTAAGATGTCTATTGGTAAGGGTAAATATGCCAATATCTATGATATGAAGAAAGAAATGGGTGAAGGAAAGTTCGACCCAAAGAATCCAACTATTGCAGTTACTGGTCTTGGAGTGTACAATCTTAAACAATTAGAAAAAAGAATACAAAAAGATTTAGGAAAAGCTGTTAATGATTTAGGATATGAAAGTGGTATAAATAATCTAATGTATCATTTATATAAGGATAAATCACCACTAAGTTCTAAAATAAAAGGATTATCAGAAGTTTATCAACAAATGAACTCACCAGCTTTCAAAAAAGCTGTAACATTATATAAGAGGAAAAGATAATGCCAAACAAAGCAGCAAAACATAGAAAACAAGAAAGACAGAAAAAGAATAAGATGTTAGAAAGAACTGGTAGAACACCTGCACAAATAAAAAGATTTAAAAAACGAGGTATAAAATAATGGCTGTTCAACAAATCATAGGAAAGAAAATTACGAAGTATGATACTTCAAATCCTAACTTTATAGAAAAACCTAAACCTGAAGTTAAGGTAAGTGGTAATGTTCAAGATGATGAAGATGTTTATGGTGAAAGAAAACATCATTACACACCTGAACCTAATGGTAATCTACAAATGGAACAAATGATGGGTAAGTTGATGAATAAATTGGACAACTTTGATTCACCAAGTCAAACAGGTATAAAGGCTGTTGAAGTAGATATTAAAAAAGAAATTGCAATTGGTAAAGCTGATATGAGTAGTATTAAATCGGAAGAAGTAAAAGGTAAGGTAAACAATAAACTTGATAAACTTAAAAAATTGAGAAGACGAAATGGCAGTAAATAAGATTACAAACAAAGGTGTGGTGAATAAAGAGTTAGTTAATAGAGCTAATGAAGTATCTACTAAAGGAACTACGATTCGTGGTAATAGAGAAACCACTATTGTACCAGGTAACAATTTTTCAGACAATTATGCAATTACTTTAAAAGATGTTGATACTGCGGTTTTGAATCACGTTAAGAATGTAATGAAACCAAGAGTTAGAGAAGCTAATGAGACTTTAAAAATACCTGTTTATTATGGTAATGAGGAAAGATGGAAAGCAGTAAGAAAAAGAGGAGTATTGAGAGATAAAAACAATTCATTAATACTTCCATTAATAATGTTACGAAGAACAGAAATTGCAAGAAATGATTTATCGGGACAATCTTTTCCACACGATGTTAAAGGTAATCATATAGATGTGGTTAGAGCTAATAAATGGAGTAAAGACAATCAATACGATAGATTTTCAGTTCAACAAGGTGTTCAACCTACTTATGATGTAATCACAACTGGAATGCCAAACTATACTGATGTAACTTATGAATTTGTACTATGGACAAACTTTATTGAACAAATGAATCCATTAGTGGAATCTTTTGTCGACCAATCACATACATATTGGGGTGACGGAACAAATAATAAATTCTTATGTACAATTGATAGTGTATCAGATGCATCAGAAATGAATCAAGATGGTGAAAGATTTATTAAATCAACATTTAGTGTTACATCAAAGGCTTATTTATTACCAGAATACTTAAATTCAGTAATAACGAATAAAGTATCAAATATGAAAAAATTCACAACAACATCACGAGTTACTTTTGGTATGGAAGGTGATGCTACAGACAAACAAGTGGGAAAATAAATCACTCGTTTTCAAAATTTATATATACTTATATATAGACAATAAACAATTCACAATTGGAGGTTATAATGCCAGAAGAAGTAAAATTTACAGAAGAAGAACTTATACAAGTTCAAAAAATACAACAAAGTTATTCTAGTGTTCAAAATCAATTCGGACAATTAAAATTAGCTCAAATTAGATTAGATAATGACGAAGTAACTTTGGAAGATGCCTTAAAATCAATTCAAGATGATGAAAAGAAATTTCTTGATGGAATTACTGAAAAATACGGACAAGGTTCTCTAAATCCCGAAACAGGTGTATTTACACCAACTGAAAATAAATCATAATAAACAAAAAAAAATCATTGTTTGAGTTTTTAATCATATATTTATATATGAATAATACTAATGCGCAAAATAGTATATTTACCTCAAAAAATAAGTTAACTTAGGAGAAATTCAATGGCCGAAAAAATTATTTCACCTGGTGTATTTACGAATGAAATAGACCAGACATTTTTACCGGCTGCTGTGGCTGATATTGGAGCTGCTCTTATCGGACCGACACTTAAAGGTCCTGCAGGAATCCCAACTGTTGTAACATCATATTCTGATTTCCAAGCGAAATTTGGAGATGTATTTAAATCAGGTTCGGATTCAGTCCAATTTTTAACCTCACATGCAGCTGAAGAATATTTAAAAAATTCAGACACATTAACTGTTGTTAGAGTACTTGCAGATGGAACACAAGGTGTTTCAAAAGCTACAGCTAATGTACTAACTTCTGATAGTACTGTAACAACTGGAACAACATTTGGTAGTGGTTCAATGACAATGATAGCATCAAGTATTGAAGAATCAGATGTTATCAGAGTAACAAATGGAAGTACTGTAATTGACTTCATTGGACAAGCTGTTCCAAATGAAGATGCGAGTGATGATTCAATAAGATTCTTTGCTAGAGGTGGTAGTGCTACAGCCTTTGCAACTAACTTTAAAAATGAATTTAATACAGTAAGTGGATTAAGTGGTTTTACCGCAACTAGTATTGCAGGTTTGATTGGTATATCAGGTTCATCTGCTGGATCTGCTGGTAATGGTTTAGTTGTTGCAACTGGTTCAGGTGCAACATTCACAACTCAGTTTACAACTGCAGGTGGTACTGATACTGATGGAACTGAAACAATTGCATTTACATTGGAAACATTAGCTGATGGTTCAATAATGAACAATGCTAGTACAACTGCTACAACCAATAGTATATTGATAAGTGGTTCAAAACATAATGTTAGATTTGAAGTTACTTCAAAAAATAACAACAAAGGTACTTTTAATTTAGCTATTAGGGCTGGTAATGACAATGTTAAGAGAAAACAAACACTTGAAACATTTAATAATTTAACATTAGACCCTAATTCAACTAATTATGTTGCAAAAGTAATCGGTGATCAAACTCAAACTGTTCAAACTGATGATGGTGTAAAATATATTAAATTAGATGGTGATTATCCAAATGCATCTAGATTCGTAAGAGTTAAATCTGTTGGTAAACAATTGATTGATTACTTAGATGAAAATGGAAACGTGAGAGTTGCTGCAAATTCATCTTCGTTACCAGCTGCTGGTAGTGGTTCATCACAAGGTGGATTTAGTGGTGGTAAAGACGGACATAGTGGATTTGATGCGTTAGGTATACAACGTGGTGATACAGCAGCTAGTCCAACTGCTCTTTTCTATGATAAGATTGTAGAAGCTAATTCACAAGGACTTAATCCAACAGCAGATGATGATGGAAAAACTGCTTACACAAATGCTCTTGACTTACTTGCTAATCAAGATGAATTTGATATTAATTTAATATTAATGCCAGGTATTATTGATTCAGTTCATACAACTGTAGCTGCTAAAGCAATAGATGTATGTGAGTCAAGGGGTGATTGTTTTACAATTCTTGACCCAGTTCCTTATGCTTCAACATTAGCAGCTGCTACTACACGAGGTGAAGCTAGAGATTCAAACTTCGCAGCTATGTATTGGCCGTGGGTTAAAATACCTGATTCACAACTTGGAACTCAAAGATGGGTGCCACCATCAACAGTAATGGGTGGAATCTATGCATTCAATGATAGAGTTGCTCACCCCTGGTTTGCTCCGGCTGGTTTAAATCGTGGTGGAATCACAACTGCAATTCAAGCTGAAAGAAAACTAACTCAAGGTAATAGAGATTCATTATATGATTCAAATGTTAACCCAATTGCAACATTCCCAGGACAAGGGGTGACTGTGTTTGGACAAAAAACATTACAGAAAAAATCAAGTGCTCTTGATAGAATCAATGTAAGACGATTATTAATCAGAGTTAAGAAGTTTGTTGCTTCTTCTTCAAGATTCCTTGTATTTGAACAAAATACAGCGGCAACACGAAGAAGATTCTTAGGAATTGTTAATCCATTCTTAGAACAAGTTCAATCACAAAGTGGTTTGAGTGCGTTTAGAGTAGTGATGGATGAAACGAATAATACACCTGACACAATTGATAGAAATCAATTAGTCGGACAATTATTCTTACAACCTACAAGAACTGCTGAGTTTATTGTATTAGACTTTACAGTACAACCAACTGGTGCTTCTTTTCCAGAGTAATAGTTAGTTAAAATAAACTAAAGAAAAGGGATTTATTTAAATATAAGTCCCTTTTTTTTATATTTTTAGATATTTATATATGAATTAAAGGTTTAAGTATTTTAATAGGAGAAATTAAATGGCCGAATTATTAGAACCACAAGATATAATGTTTACCCCTTTTGAGCCAAAGCTCAAAAATAGATTTATAATGCAAATAGATGGTATTAATGCATACTTGATTAAAACTATGAATCGTCCACAAGTTGATTCGGATGAAGTAGTGTTAGAACATATGAATGTAACAAGATATGTTAAAGGTAAAACAAGATGGCAACCATTAGAGATTACTTTATACGACCCAATCGTACCAAGTGCCTCACAACAAGTAATTGAGTGGATTAGATTACACCACGAATCAGTTACTGGTAGAGATGGATATGCTGACTTTTATAAGAAAAACATCACATTTAATGTTTTAGATCCTGTAGGTGCTGTTGTTGAAGAATGGGAACTAAAAGGTGCATTTATTCAAAGTGCTAATTTTGGTGACTTAGCATTTGACTCATCAGATCCTGTAGAAATTGCACTAACATTAAGATATGATTACGCAATACTTAAATTCTAATAAAATACTTAACTGAAATATAAGAAAACCCCCAATACAAAGAAATATTGAGGGTTTTTTTATTTAATATATATTTATATATGAAATGAGGATGTTTATATGAAAACAACATTTGACGAAATAATAGAAATAGTTTTAGACCACGAAGGTGGTTATGTGAATGATCCAGATGATGCTGGTGGTGAAACCAAGTATGGAATTGCTAAAAGATGGTATCCTAATGTGGATATTAAAAATCTTACCAAAGAACAAGCTAAAAAAATATATCATACAGACTATTGGAGACGAGGTAAGTGTGATTCAGTTCCTCCACAATTAAGACATATCTATTTTGATATGTGTGTTAATTTCGGTAGAAGTGGTGCTGTTAAGGTATTACAACAGGCTGCTAATTCTAAGAGTAGAAACAAAATTAGTGTAGATGGTGGAATAGGACCAAATACAATAAATGCTATACAGAAAATAAGTGTAGATGTAGTAAGAGCATATCGTGTGTTACGATTTGCAAACATAGTTATAGACAAACCAAATCAAGAGAAATTTTGGTTAGGTTGGTTTAGACGAGCAATTGAAGTTTAACCAAAGTTATAGGAGACAAAAATGTCAACAGATAAATTATATAGTGAAATAAAAGAATTATTCGAACAATTTGAAGAAAATCATTCAGTATTTTCAGATAAGGGTACAAAAGCAGCTGGTGGTAGAGCAAGAAAAGCTATCGGTGAAATTAAGAAGTTAGTTACAGGTTATAGACAAGCGTCTGTTTCCGAATCAAAATAATCGGAGGTTACAATGGCAGATAATAAATTTCCAAGTGAAATGATTGATTTACCAAGTGAAGGTAAGTTATATGGAAAAGATTCCCCATTAAAAGATGGTAAAATCGAAATCAAGTATATGACTGCAAAAGAAGAAGATATATTGACATCACAGAATTTAATTAAAAAAGGTGTGGTGATTGATAGATTAATAGATTCTTTAATATTAACAACGGGTGTTAAATCGGATGATTTAGTTCTTGGTGATAAAAATGCAGTGATGGTTGCAGCTAGAATATTAGCATACGGACCAGAATATAGTTGTGAAGTTAGTAATCCCAGTACAGGTGAGGTTTCAACTCAAACATTTAATTTAGCAGATTGTCCATTTAAAAAATTACCAGAAGGAATAACAGAAAATAAGTTTGAAGTTGATTTACCAATAGCTAAGAAAAAAGTAACTTTTAAATTATTGACTGGTAAAGAAGAAGTTCTAATAAATGAAGAACTAAAAGCTTCAGAAAAAGTTAATGCTGAGGTAAAACCAGAGTTAACTACAAGATTAAGACATACCATTACATCAGTTGATGGTGATGATTCGGGTACTACAATTAATGGTTTTGTTCAAAATATGTTAGCTAGAGATTCCATGTATTTGAGAAATGAAATTAGAAAAGTAACACCTGATATTGAGTTATCTCAAGAAATAGAAATAGGAGGAGAAACTGTCAAGGTAGATATACCAATGACAGTTGGGTTTTTTTGGCCTAGCACCGAAGGATAAACCTAAACTTCACGAACAAATATTTCAATTAATGTATTATGGACAAGGATTCACTCATTCTGATGTGTATGATATGCCCGTATATTTACGAAACTTTTACTACAAACAATTAGCTGATACTCGTAAAAAAGAAAATGAAGAGGTGAAAAAAGCTCAACAAAAATCAAAACCCCCAATGAATCCAAGATTTAAAAGATAATTTTCTACATTATTGATATTTATATATGAATACATCTATCTAATTAGGAGAATAATATGTCGAGTGGAAAATCATATATGAATAACAAAAATATTTTAGCTGAAGGATTTTTTAGTAAATTAGCTAAATTGTTAAAATTGTCTTCTAAAGAAGAAAAAATACTTCAAAAAGATAAAAAAATAATGTCTCGATTTAAATCGTTAAACAAAGGTGTTAACGATATAGAATCAGAGTTAAATAAAAAATTTAAAGAATTAAACCCAAACCATAAACCTATCAAACTTAGTAAATATAAACTAAGTGATTTCTTAAAATAGAGAATATAAATGGCTAATAAATTCAAAGAACAATTAGATTTTGCTAGACAGGCTAATGAATTAACTAAAAAAAGAATGGAAAATGAAAAGTTTATTGATTCTACTCTTCAGGATAGGTCAAAAATTTTAGATAATATTGTTGCAAACGAAAAAGATATAAGTAAACTAACTAATATACAGAAAGATATTACATCTAAAATAAATAATTTAAATAAAACAGGTCATACTGAAGCAGCTAAAAGATATAAAACTGAACAAAAAATTGTTACAAATAAAATAAAAGAAATAAAACTTCAGCAAATGGCCAATAATTTAATTGAAGGTGCAACAGAAGCCGCTAATGAAGTTGATAGTGCTTTTGGTGGAATAGGTTCAAGTATAAAAGGATTTGTATTAAATCCACTAACCGCTGGTATTGCTCTATTATTAGCATTTAATGCTCAACAAGAAACAATCGCTAAACAATTTGGTGGAATAGGTGTTACAAAATTTAGAGATGAATTAGCTGGAGCAAATCAAAACTTTGTAAGATTAGGTTTATCAAGTGAAGATGCTCAGTCTTCAATATCACAGATAGCTAATGATTTTGGTATTGGTGTAAGTGAAGCTAGTAAATTATCAAACAATGTAGCTAGAATTGCATCTTCAACTGGTATAAGTGTAGAGGAATCTGCAAAATTAGTTGGATTATTTACACAAACTCAAGGACTGACTGGACAACAAGCTGAAGATTTATTATTAGGGGCTAGACAACTCGCGGATGCAAACAATATTCCATTTGATAAACTTCTATCAGATGTAGCTACAGATACAGAAGTATTTGCAAGATTTTCAAAAGATGGTGGTGAGAATTTACTAAGAGCAGCAGTTCAAGCTAGAAAACTTGGACTTGATTTATCAACAGTAGCAAAAACAGCAGATGATTTACTTGACTTTCAAGGTTCATTGAATGCTGAAATTGAAGCTTCAGTTCTTTTAGGTAGAAATGTAAACTTACAAAAAGCAAGAGAATTATCTTTAGCAAATGATATAGAAGGATTACAAAAAGAAATAGTAAGACAAGTTGGTACAGAAGCTGAGTTCAATAAATTAAATAGAATAGAGAGAGATGGGTTGGCTCGTGCATTTGGTATGAATGTTGCTGATATACAAAAATTAGTTTCAAAACAAGGTGAACAACTATCTTTACAAGGTGAAATCAATAAATTAACTGCAGAAAATGAAATACCAGAGGATACACTTACAAGTGTTGCGAAGATTTTAGCAGACTTTCAAACAATTGGTTTGGAATTGGCTGAAAGTATTGGCCCCTCATTAAATGCTGTTTTGGGATTTGCTAATGGTATTTTGAGTGCACTTCAAGCCACGGTTGGAGTTGGACCAGGTTTGTTAGGAATATTTGCAGCTATGAAAGGTCACTTATTACTTTCTGCATTCAGTATGAGAACAATAGCATCTAGTGCTATTTTAACAGCGTTTGCTAGGAATCCTATTATGGGTTCTATAGGATTTGGTTTGGGTGTGGCAGCAGTTACTTCAGCTATGTCAGCGATTAATAATGTAGCCAAACCTGCATCTGCTCAAGAAGGTGGTATCACAACACAGGAAGGTTTGGTTAATGTTCACCCACAAGAAGCAATTGTTCCAATTGAAAAATTAGGTGGAATGATTAAAGATGCTATGAGGCCTGTGGTTGAAGAAAATAAAAGAATGAGAGAACAAAACGACACATTGATAGCTGAAACCAGAAAACAAGCTGGAAGATTTGCTACAGCTATGGAGGGTTTATCGTAATGGGTTTAGAAAATTTAAAAAGTGTATTTCAAGAAGAATTAATTAATAACATTGAATCATTTTCATCAAATGTAATAACTAATGTAAATGATACAAAGTTAACACAATTCACTACACCTGAGTTGAGTAAATTAATAGGACAATCACCACTTGATGGGAAAAGTTGGGAAACATTATATAATCCAAATCACTCACCTAAAGATGATGTTGGTTATAATTATCCAAATGCAAGTAGAGATAAACTAAATATAAGAAATCCTGAAGATGGTAGATTTGGATTTGCAGGTTCTTCAAGAACATCAGTAATTAGTGCGGTTGGAAAACTTATTGGAGCATCTGGACTTTCAGGTAACTTTCAAGAATTTTTACAAGATATGGGTAAAGAGCCATATATTGTTAGTAAAATAGCTTCTAGTGGTGATTTTGGCTTAAATGGTAGATTAAATAATTTTGGTGGTAGAGATTTACCAATAGCTCGGTCTGTTACGGATGCACTAAGACTTACTAAATTTTTAACATCTCCTGCAGGTGTAGATTTTATTGCGAAACAAAACTTTTTAGGGTCTAATTCTAAGTCAGTATTTATTAGTAAAGATGGTAAATTACAACAATCAAGACAAAGATTTAAACAAACATATAATCCTATTTCTTCATTAATTCAATCTGGATTTAGAGCTGGTGGAGTTCCAATAACTTTATTTGATAAAACAGAACCAAATTTAGGACTTGATATATTTGAATCAGATGAATATCCTGGTAATTCAACTTCATACAAAATAAACGATACTTTTACAGATGGATCTAATGAAAGTGGAAATAGTACAAATCTTTCAGATTTTGGTAATAAATTAGTTAACTCAATAAAAGGTTTAAGTGGTATTCCAACAGATGCTAAAAGCACCTATAGGGGTAAGGGTGATAAACACACCTTATTAGATTTTGGTGTTAGTAATTCGGAGGTTTCAGCAAGATTAGGTAGAATACAATATAAAGAAAAAATAGAAGATGCTCACCCCAACTCAACGAAAGATGGAACAATAGAGGGTGAAGAAAACGGAATGCCATTTTATTTCAAAGATATGAGAGATGGTGCATATGTGTTTTTTAGAGCATTCATTGAGGGATTATCAGAAAACATTTCACCAAGTTATAATTCAACACAATATATTGGGAGAAGTGAACCTGTTTATACTTACAGTATGTCGGAAAGAGAATTATCATTAACATTAAAATTATTTGCACAAACAAAAGATGAGTTAAGTATGATTTATAAAAAAATGAATAAATTAACATCACTTTGTTATCCTGAATATTTTAAAGATGAGGTTATAACATTAGTTGAAGATGAAGCGACACAAACAAGTTCAGAGGTATTAACAAAAATTGGTTATGGTAATAGAATGAAAGCACCCTTGACAAAATTAAGAATAGGTGATATGTTTGGTGGTAGTAACTCTGAACTTCAAGGATATATAAAATCATTATCTTATTCAGTAGACCAAGCTTCACCATATGAAACAGAAGTTGGAAAAAGAGTTCCAAAATTTGTAACAGCAACCATTGGTTACCAAGTTATACATTCTACAGTGCCAAATCTTGAAACTAAATTTTATGGATATATCGGAGATTAAAAATGTCAAGATATAAATCTACAGATAAAAACAAAAAAAGTAATAAAAAATATTATGAAACAACTATTTACAAAAAAGTAGAAGAAAAGAATAGTGATTCATATTTTATTGCTGTTGAAGGTGATAGGTGTGATAATTTAGCAAATAGGTTTTATGGTGATTCCACATTATGGTGGTTCATAGCTAAGGTTAATAATCTAACTACAAATAACATTCCTGCGGGAACATCATTGAGAATACCAGCCACAACAGTAGACGCTGAGGGTAGTTAAAAATGTCAATCAATAAACGAATTTTTGGAACACCTTTAACAGGTATTGTCAAGAAAAAATTAGAAGCTAGACAAGGAGTAACTGATAATTTAGAACCAGGACAATCCTTAGAGGGTAGAAATATAGCAGTATCTAATTATGATTATGCTAATAAATTACCATTTGTAAGAATGTGGACATCTGTTAAAATCTTTGAAACTGCTGATATAGAGGAACTTGAAACAATACCAGCTTCTGAACTCAATGACCCAAGTCCTGAAACTCTTGTTAATTTAAGAAAAAAAGCTATTAAAGATAAAAAACTTGATATAGAATTAGATAAAACAAGAGTTAAAGAGATAAAAGATAAAAATGGTAAACTTAAATACTACGCAATTGTAGCTGCTACAAGAGACCAACAAACATTTGACCGTAAAATATATGAAATTGGAAATCATAATTATTTAAAAAATTATGGTGAAGCTACACCAAATGAATCTGTTTCTAAAGCATTTTCAAATGAATCAGAAAAAAATCCATTAATGAAACCACAATCAGGTATTACATCTATAACATCTGAAACAGAAGGTTCATTAGGTTTAATAAAAAAAACAGTTGTAAATTTTGTAGTTCATAACTTTTATGATTTTGATAACATATTTTCAAAATACTTTTTAGCTCCAGGTGCACAAATATTTGTAGATTTTGGATTCGCAGATATACCTAATTTATACAGACCTCAAGATTTAATTACTTTTTCTGAACAAGACAATGGTGGTTTACAGAAATATTTGTATGATGAAAAAATAGGATTCATAACAAAAAATCTCGGTGATGTAGAAGTACTACAAGGAATAGTTACTGATTATAGTGCTACTGTAAGACAAGATGGTGGTGTGGATTGTTCAGTTACCTTAACATCAAAAAATGGTGCACTACTTAGTTTTGCAACAGATGATGACATTGTAATGAGAGTAAAATCTATTTTAACAAGAGGTATTTTGTATTTAGGTTTAAGAGCAGTAGTTGGAAATTTAGATAATGATGGTAATTATATTGATGATGATGACAAAGATTTAGAACAATTAATGTCAACACCAAATGCTAGTTCAACATCAGACACTATTGAAACTTATAATAAAAATTTAATATTATTAGCAAAACAAGAATTGTCAGGTAAATCTGGTCCTGAAGGAAATTCAATTAGGACAGGTGTTTTTGTAGAAAATTTAAATGCAGACAACACTTTTATTACTTGGGGTCTATTTGAAGATTTAATTATTAATTCTCAATTTGGTTTTGGAAAAGATAATGACGACATAGATAAAGGTAAAAATCTACAAGTTAAAATGAACTCATCAAATTCATTTACACGGTGGACAAATCTGAGTATAGCAAAACAACATGTTTTATCTCAAGTACCTGAAGATATACCAACTTTTATGTTTCCTGAATGGTGGTATAATGATGATCCAGATGAAGCTGGTGGTTCTTATTCATATCAAAAAGGAAAATCACCTGTGGCATTTAAAGATTTTTCTGAAGAAGAAGATTCTGAATCATTGGAATTGGAAACTAAAGCAGATATAATATTAAACAGAATACCAATCAGAGAAGTTTTTATTAATGTAGATATGATTGTAGAAGCTTTTGAAAAAAACTCAGATGTTAAAAAAGTGGTACAAGAAATTTTAGAAAATGTAAATAAACAAGGTAATGGTTTATTTGATTGGAGAATGAAACAAGGTGAAACAGATGCTGAAATAGAAATAATAGATGCCAATTATACAATTACATCTGAAAATAAAGATTTAAATGAAGATGAACTTTTTGTGTTTAATGTCAATTCTCCCAACTCAATGATTAAAGATTATAATTTAGACTTTAAGTTACCATCAGGTAATATTGGTAATATGTATGCGATACAAGGAATGGGTGTGGGTGATACATTGTTTTCAACAAATAAAGCTGTTCAAGAAGCAATAGCTATAAATTCACTTGATAAAGATTTATTAAAAATCATATATGAACCTGATATGGGTAATTATAGAGCTGAACAATTATTAGACGAACCAAAGGTAGATTCGGAAGTCTTCAATGTGTTTACATCAGTTGACAATTTGTTTGATAACAATGTTTATAAAATATCAACAACAGATAGTCCTAAAATAATAGAAGGTACTGAATTACCATTAACATCTGAAAAAGCTACAACCTCAAATCAAGATAATCAACCAAAAATCACAGCTGATGAAATAATGAAAACAAGTAATGAAACTCTTGAGTCTGCAGGTTATAAAATAGCTAAAACTTTTAAAGAATATTATAATTATAAAATAAACTCATCTGTTCAAGAAGATATACCCAATTTATTACCTTATACTTTAAATTTAACAATTTTAGGTATAGCTTCAATTCAAGTGGGTGATACTTTTAAAGTAGATTATTTACCTAAAAGGTATCAAGAATCAAGTTATTTACAGGTGATAAAAGTAACACATGAAATTGGTCCAGGTGGTTGGTATACCGCATTAGATACACAATTCAGATTATTACCTGAAAAAACTGGTATAATAAATAATACTAATCAGAAAGAGAGAATCAGATTATCTCCAACAGCTGTATCAAGTTTACCTTGTGAAGACAAAATTGAATCTAATGATGGTTGGTTTGATGATACTGTAAAAATAGCAGATTTTGCACCTTACATGACTGATATTGAAGTAAAATCTAATCCAGATTGGGCATTTGACTTCGCTTTAGAGTTCAATGTCTCTAGAGAATTAGAAGGTAAAATTAAGGATGCAGATGGTGAGATTCAAAATTTTGAGGGAGGTTTCAATGCTACATTTTTTGATAAAAATAAAGTAAATGCAGCTTTACGAAGTGTTCAAGGATCTCAAAATGATAATGATTTTCTTGACCAATATGATAGAGGAAGATCAGTTGGTTTAGGATACTCCTATACTGGAGGATCAAGTATTTTTATCGTTCATCCACCTGACATAATATTAAGACCTGGTGACAGATACACAATGTTAGTTTATGGTGATAAAATAGCTATATTAGACCAAAGTAATCCATATTACCAAAAAACTTTTAAATTTTTTCAAAATTTTATTGGTAGTCAATTTCGAAAATAGATTAAAAAAAAGCTTGTTTTATTCAAATAAATGTTATATATTGAGATACGATGTATTGTGTTATACCTATATTTAAAGAACCTTTCCTACATCCATTACACAAAAACAATGGATTATCAGCTCTATGGTGTCAACCAGAATCTGCAGAAGAACCATTCTTTATAATTCAAAAACATCCTGATTCGGATGATATACTTCAAGATTACAAGTGGTTAGATGAAGAATTTATTGTAACACCTGATAAAAAAATATTAAATCATTTCTATGAATTTAAAGATGTAGTGGATAAAAACTTCATTTGGTGGAATGAAACGGGTAAACCATTTGATAAAAATATATCTAATAATGCAATAGATTTTCTGAGTAATAAGTTCTACAATGTTAAAAAACTTAACGAAATCATACCATTATCGAAACATAATGAGTATTGTAGTGACATCTATAAGGGAATGGCTAGAGCATATACAGGTGAGAATGATGATTATATGAATGATGTTGTGAATGCATTTACATCAATTGAGAAAAATGGTATCAAGGTTTCAGATGATATTTGTGACATATTTGATATGAGAGTTAAGAAACATATATCTAATGGTAAATTATATTCACAATACAATCTATGGACAACAACAGGTCGTCCAAGTAATTCATTTGGTTCAGTTAACTTTGCAGCTCTACCACCTGAGAAGAGAAAAGGGTTTGTGGCTGAAAATGATTCATTGATAGAATTTGACTTTGATGCATATCACTTGAGGTTAATCGCTGACTTGGTTGATTATGATTTTGGTAAAGATTCAGTACATCAACACCTTGCAGATTTCTATGGTTCAACATATGAAGAATCTAAACAAATATCATTTAAATTACTTTATGGGGGAATAACAAAGGAAATAAGAGAAAAAGTACCTTTTTTCAATAAAGTACATAATTATATAAATAAGAAGTGGAGTGAAATAAATACTCATAATCTTGTTTATACTGATATTTATAGACGGAAACTATTATTTAAGAACTATGAAGATATGAATAGAAATAAAGTTTTTAACTATTTAATTCAGGCTTATGAGACAGAATCAAATATTAAGAAGATTTTATTAATTCAAGACTATTTATTAGGGAAGAAGACAAAATTGGTTTTATATGGATATGATAGTTTCTTATTTGACTTTTCAAACCAAGATGGAGTGGAAACTTTGAGAGAAATAAAATCAATTTTAGAAGAAAACAAACATTACACCAAATCCAAAATGGGTTTAAATTATGGTGAAATGCAAGACATTACAAAGAGGTTATAATATGACAAATATTTCAGAAATCATAGAAGAGATTTTAGTAGAATGGGCATATCGTGTTCACGATGGAATGCCTAATCCAAAAAACGCACAACACATCCACGAACTTCGTGAATCAATGGAAGAATTGAATTTACCAAATAAAGTTATATATGAAGTTATTAATAATTTAATTAATGAAGAAGATGATGATGAAGAAAAAGTAACATTTAAACACGATGGTGAAACACATACAATTACAATGAAAACTGCTAGAAAATATGCTTCAGATATAAAACAAGGTAATTCAACTAATGAAAAAGAGGCTGCTGTAAAAGCAGCTAACTTAGATAGTGGTGATGGTAGTGAACCTGAAAAGGAAACCAAACCACCTATGAAAATTGATGCTAACCCATTTGATGATAACGAAGATAAAGAAAAAGAAAAACCAACGGATGACAATAAATCATTACAAAAAGAAAAACAAGAATTTTTATTAGATATAACTTCTGGATTATTAGAAACATCGAGTGAGGTTAGTGGTGAGGGTAGATTTAATATGTCTAAAGACGATTTAGGAAAATACAAATCTTATCTTGAGGGAAATAAACCTGAAATACCAAACTATGATATAAGTGATGATGAAGTGGATGAAGTTATTGGTATATTGAAATCTACATTAGGTGAAAATTATCAAAAATTTGTACAAAGAGTTAAGAAAAAAGGTGACCCACCTAAACAATATTCTACTGGCGATGCTGGAAAAGAAAGAGTATTTTCTTGTTTAAAACATTATATGTCAACTGGAGGTAGAAGTACAATAACAGGTGAATTTGTTCCATTTTCAGAATCACAATTAGATCATGTAACATCATTAGATAATGGTGGTGTTGACGGACCTGAAAATTGGGAATGGATGGAATCAAGATTTAATCAATTTAAAGGAGCTCTGTCAGATGAGGATGTAATGAATAAAATTAAATCTGATTTAGATAAATCTCCTGATGAAGATAAATTAAAACAATTAAATCAATCCTTTAGAAAATATTCAAAAGAAGCATTTATAAATTATTATAGTAATAAATTTAAAGATGGTGGAACTGCTGGTATAACTGAAGAATCTTTAAAAAGTATGACTGGTAAAAACATTGAGGCTATGATTAAGGGGTGGAATAAAAATAATCCAGATGGCACTGAGTTTTTTATACCAAGATATGGTTCTAAAAAAGACGATACAGGTAAAGCTATTGATAGAAAATCAGGAAGAGCTTCAGGTGGTCGTATAGCTTCTAAACCAGAATTGATAAGTAGATTTTTAGAAAAATCTAAAGCTAGTGGTGTAGATATACCAACTAAAGCTGAAACTGATAGTATTGACAAAGATTTTGAAATTATTACTAATGAGTTGAATAAACAAAAAGGTAAAATATCTAATTTAAAACAAAAAATTAAAACACAAAAAGCTGAACAATAATGAAATCTCAATTACTAGCTACATTCACAACAAAAGATAATCTTGATGATACGATTGAGAAAATCACGGACGCATACACGATTATATTTGATAAAGTATATGTATTACAAAATGAAAACAATGTGAATGAATTAATCTGTACTTATAATGTAGATACACAAAATGGTGTGGATTATAATAAAGTAGAGGGAACGATTTCCTTACATAGAAAAAAACATTCCAATACATTGTATACTATTAATGCATTGAATGAATGTATCAAGAATTTAAACAATGGTGTTATGGATAATAAATTTATGGTGCCGTGGGAAAACTTTAAGAATATGTTAATGGTAACAAATTCAGATGGTTTGAACAAAATCAATACAAGAATATTCAAAATAGAAAAAATAAATTAAAAAAAAGCTTGACTTATATGCGATTTGTTTCGTATATTGTAAAGATAGTATAAATAGGTTTTATGGTTATACGAATTAACCATAACTGATAAACGATAAATAATAAAACACAGGAGAAGTACAAATGGATATAAATGCTATAAAATCCAAACTAGCAACACTACAATCAACATCAAATACAAAAGATAACTTTTGGAAGCCTGAACCAGGTCAACAAGTTGTTCGTGTTGTTCCTTACAAACATAATAAAGATAACCCATTCATTGAGTTATTCTTTCATTATAACTTAGGTAATAATAAAACTTACCTATCACCTCTTTCATTTGGAAGACCAGACCCAGTAGCTGAATTTGCTGACAAACTAAAATCAACAGGTAATAAAGACGAATGGATTCAAGGTAAAAGACTTGAACCTAAAATGAGAACTTTTGCTCCTGTAGTAGTTCGTGGTAAAGAATCAGAAGGTGTTAAATTTTGGGGATTCGGTAAAACAGTATATCAAGAGTTACTTGGTGTAATTGCTGACCCTGATTATGGTGACATCACAGATGCTACTAATGGTAGAGATATTGGTATTGAAAGACAAACACCTG